ATGGAATTTCAGCCACAGGCGGATAAAAAATTGTTCTAGGCGGTACTAATACATCTATTTCTGGGATCTGCGGTAGATATATGTCCATTTTTTGATAGTATTAAAATAACCTTACACTTATTTACAGCACATAGCATCCTTGCGAGGTATCAGACTAAGTGAAATAAGGTTGGTTAAATCCAATTTTCTTTCAATTTCCTATGGCTAATTTTAGTCCGTCTAGGCTAGGTCTGGTTAACAATACAGGTACTGGCTACAAAGATTTATTTTTAAAAGTTTGGAGCGGAGAGGTACTTTCTGCATTTAGAAAGGCTACAATTTTCGAGCCATTGCATACGATTAGAACGATTCAATCGGGAAAATCGGCCCAATTTCCAATTATTGGACTCGCTAGTACTAGCTACCATGCGGTGGGTGAGCAACTGACAGGTTCAGCAATTAAGCATGCTGAAGCTACCATAAATATTGATGACAAACTTGTTTCAAATGTATTCCTAGCTGACATCGAAGAGGCTATGAATCACTACGATGTGAGGTCAAAATATACAGAGGAGATGGGAAATGCTTTAGCCTATCGCTTTGACCAAAACGTAGCTGCTGTAATAGCTCAAGCTGCTAGAACTGGTACAAACTTCAACACAGATTTAGCTGGTGGTACAAGAGTTAAGATTCTTAAGTCTGGTACAGCTAACACCGCTGCTGCTGTAGCTGCTGTTACTGGTGCTGATCTTGTAGCTGCTATGTGGACTGTTGCTGAAACATTTGATGTTAACAACATTCCAGAAAACAACAGATACTTTGCTTTAGATCCAGCAAACTACTATAAGCTTGCTCAAACAACCGATGTTCTTAACAGAGATTGGGGCGGTTCTGGAGCGTATTCAGAAGGTACAGTTCTTAAGGTTGCTGGTATTTCGATTATTAAATCTAATCACTTACCTAAGACAAACAGATCTCAAGTAACTGGAGAAAACAACACATACCATGCTAACTATACAGATAACATTGGTTTGGCATTTACTCCAGATGCAGTTGGAACAGTTAAGTTAATGGATCTTAAGATGCAGCAAACAGGCAATGACGTTTCTGCAATGTATCAAGGTACATTTATGGTTGGTTCGATGGTTCATGGTACAGGGGTTTTACGTCCTGATTGTGCTATTGAAGTATATGCATCTAACTCATAAGTAGATAATATAGGGGAGTAACTTTACTCCCTTACTATTATGTCTCCTAGAGGTACTGGCACATACGGAACTAAAAAAGGTCGTCCCCCAAAAAAAGGAACTAAAAAATAAATGGTACTTGCAAGAACATCAAAACTTCAAGCAGTCAATAAGGCTTTGCAAATGATGGGCGAGAGTCCATTAAACTCTTTGCAAGGTCTTCTTGGTTTAGGTAACTTAGCGGAAACAACTTTAGATAGTGTTAGTCGCAAAGTACAAGTAGAAGGATGGTCTTTTAATACTGATTATCAAATGGATTTGACTAGAGACTCTACAACTAATCATATTTCAGTTGGTACTAACGTCAGTAGAATTGTTATTGATCCTTATGAGTACAACAATATTGATGTTGTGCAACGTGGAGATAGATTATACGACAGAAAAAACAATACTTATGTTTTTACAGAAGATTTAAAAGGAGACATGACTATCATTCTTGATTGGGATGACTTACCAGAACACGCTAGACTTTACATAATGACTAAAGCTGGTAGAGAATTGCAAGAAAATATGATTGGTAGTAAAGATTTAACAGAAATAAATTTAGTATTAGAACAAGAAGCTAGGTCACAATTTTTAGAGGAAGAAACAACTTTAAGTGAGCACAGCATGTTAAGAGGTCATGCTCGAAGAACACATCCTGTACTTGGATTTAAACCTATTAATGTTATGCAGAGATAACTATGGCATTAATTAGTAGCACTATTCCCAATATGATTAATGGGGTTAGCCAGCAACCTCCAGCGTTAAGACTAGCTTCACAGGCAGAATCAGTTATAAATTGTCTATCTTCTCCAGTAGAAGGATTAACTAAGCGTCCTCCTTTCAATCATTTAGCAAAGTTAATATCAGGTTCTGCTGGTACTGGTAAACCTTTTGTTGAGATTGTAGATAGAGATGGAACTATCCAATATTTAATAATGATTAGAGATGGGGCTATAGATGTATTTAATCTAGATGGAACTTCTCAAACAATTACAACACCTAACGGAACTGACTATTTAGACATTGCTAATACAGCAGATCCAACAGATAAATTTAGAGTTGCGTCAGTTGCTGATTATACGTTTATAGTTAACAGAGAAAAAGTTGTAACAATGGATCATGCGGGAACTTACTCGCAGTCAGGTACAGCAATAACTGTTAATTCTAACGCTCATGGATTAACCTCTGGAGTAAAAATACAAATAGATTTTGAAACAGGATCTAGTGTTGATGGCACATATGTTGTAACTGTTGTAAACGCTAATCAATTTACATTAGTTGGAGCGTCTGCAAGTACTAGCGGTAATTGTAGGTTTAATGAATTATCTCCTGATGTATCAGCAAAAGGTATTGTGTTTATAAAAGCTGCTGATTACTCTACAACTTACGAAGTAAAAATAAAAAGTGCTGATGGAAGTAGTACTTTAGCAACTGCATCTTATACAACCGCTGCTGTAGGTGGAGCAGTACCTAACTCAGGTACGATTGCTACAGATCTAAGAAATGATTTAGCAAGTGCTTTGTCTAGTGGCTGGACATTTACTGTAGATCAATACATTATTAGAATTGAAAAGCAAGATGGAACTGACTTTGTTTTAGAAAGTAGCGATACAAAAGCTGGAACTTATACAAAAGCAATTAAAGGAGCAATAGATACTATTAGTGACTTGCCTACTTTATGTGAAGACGGATTTGTTATTAAAGTGCAAGGATCTAAAACTACAAGATTAGATGATTATTACGTTAAGTTTGAGACTTCTAATGGTACAGGTTTTGGTTTTGGCATCTGGAGAGAAACAGTTGGCCCTTTAGAACCATACAAATTTAACAAATCAACAATGCCTTATGTGTTAGTTCGTGATGCAGCTACTGGTAATTTTGAATTTAAACAATTTGATTGGTCGCCTAGAATTGCGGGAGACTTAGCTACTGCACCTACTCCTACTTTTGTGGGTACTACGATTAATAATATTAATAGTTTTAGAAATAGATTAATTCTTTTAGCAGATGAAAACGTAATAATGAGTGCTGCTGACAGTTACGACAGATTTTTTCCTGAGACAGTACAAACTATTGTTGACAGCGATCCTATTGACTTAGTAACAGGTGGTACTGAGATTCATTTCTTAACGTCTAGTTTGGCTTTTGCTAATACTTTATTGTTATTTAGTCGGCATGGTCAGTTTAGGTTAGATGCTGGAGCTTCAACTATTGGTGGTGCTTTAACTCCTAAGACTGCAACCATTACAGCAATGACTACATATGAAACAGAGCCAACAGTTGATCCTATTGCTGCTGGTCGAACTGTTTATTTTTCTGTACCTAAAGGAGAATTTAGCGGGTTGCGTGATTTTTACTTACAAGATGTTACTGCATCAGTTCCAGTATCAGAAGAAGTTTCGTCAGCAGTTCCAAGATATATTCCTAAAAACATAACAACTTTAATTAGTTCTGCATCAGAAGAAACTATTGTAGCTATAAGCAAAGATGAACCTAAACGTATTTATTTTTATAAGTTCTTTTATGAAGAAGATTCTAAGTTGCAATCTTCTTGGTCTTTTTGGGAAGTTAAAGGAGCTAAGACCATGCTTGGAGCTTCGATTGTAGATAGTGATGTTTACTTTGTTATTCAATATTCAGACGGAGTTTATTTAGAAAAATGTTCATTACGTCCAGAATCAACTGATGCAGGGAGTGAATTAGAAATTTTATTAGACAGAAAAATAGATGAAACCAAATGCCACATCAACGTAATTAATCAAGGTGGTGCTGGTGTTCAGTCAGTTATATCTTTACCTTATCCAACTGCTACTGCTGGAATCCAAGTTGTTGTCGGTAGAGATGTTGCTGGTAATACAATTCAGCATGGAGAAGTAAAAGTTCCAAGTGCTGAGACTTTAACTGGAGCTACACAGTCTGGCTTTAGTGGTAACGGAACTATGACTGTACTAGGAGACTTAACTAATGCAAAGTTTTTTATAGGGGAAAAATACGATATGACTTATGAGTTTAGTACTCCATATTTAAAAGAACAACCAACAGGTGGTGGTGTTGCGGTAGTTGCTGGGCCTCGATTACAAATAAGAACTTGGACATTTGTTTTTGATGACACTTCTGCATTTAAAATCAAAGTAACACCAAGAGGTAGAGATCCTTTCACTTACCCTTATAATGGGTTTATTGTTGGTCAAAATCCACCAGCACTTGGTCAAGCACCTTTCTTAGCGGGTACATTTAGAGTGCCAGTAATGGCACATAATAACGACACTAAAGTTGAAATCTTAAGCGATAGTCCACTACCCTGTCGTATTCAATCATCAGAATGGGAAGGATGGCTACACACCAGAGCAAGACGATTGTAGGAAAGTTTACTTGGCGAAAGTCAATACTTTCTGATGTTGTAGAACTTGCAGCAAATATGCGACAAGAAGATAAAGAGGAAGTATTAGCTTACTCTGGATCATCTCCTCAAGAAGCTTTGTTTTATTGTTTTTTTAACAGTAAACCTTGTATGACTATGGTTGGAAGAAAAGGTAATCTAATGGGAATGTATGGTGTAGTACCTTGCTCTCCAAAAGTTGGAAGGATTTGGATGTTAGGTCATAAAACTATGATTAATGATTATAAGGATGTAAGAGATTTTTTAAAGTATTCGCCAATAGAATTACAAAAGTTTCATTGCAATTATCCACTTTTATATAACTATGTTGATGAAAGAAATACAACTCATATAAAATGGATTAAGTGGATGGGTTTCTCAATCATTAAAAAACACGCTACATTTGGAGCAGCGGGTATTCCCTTTTACGAATTTGTAAAGAACTAACTATGTGCGGTGCAATTCCTATAGCTGTTATCTCAGGGGTCTTAGGTGTAGCTGGTAGCTATATGCAATACCAGCAAGCTAAGACAAATGTTGCATTTCAAAACGCACAACAAAATTTAACTTATCAAAGTAATGTTTTACAGGCACAGTCAAACCGAATGACTGAAGATGTAAAGAAACAGATGAATGAAGATGCAATAGCACATAGTAATTATTTAGCAGACTTGCAATATGAAAGAGATAGTACAACTATTACTATGAACCAGATGCAACAGATGGAGGAATCAGCACAAGAAAGGACTGCAAGAGGTCGAACATATTTAGAAAAGAAAGGAGAAGTTGCAGCATTAAGAGGATTAGGAACAAACGCATGGACTTTGATTGCGGATATAAAACGAACCCAAGCAGCAGCAGACTTTATAACGAATCGAAATTCAGCGTTTGCTCTACAAGGAACGCAATCGCAACGTCTTGATGCACAATCTAATCGGGCTAGTAGGCGAGGTCAAACTGCAACGTATCTTAAGAAAACAGTACTTGATCCTGTTAAGCCTTTGGAAATACCGAAGCCGAGCTTTGGGCCATACGCTCTTGGCATGGCTAGTTCTGTTGTGGGTGGCTTTAATACTTATGGCACTTTATCTGGTGGTGGTATGCCTAATTGGAGCTTGACAAAATAATGGTATCTACAAAAGGTTTAAGTCTTGGCAAGAACGAAGAATCTAAAAAAAGAGGTAGTGCTAAACAAGTATCTCTTGATGGATTAACTGTTAGTCCTTCTACTGGTAATACCAAAATAGAAGAACCAAAAATATTAAACGCAAGATGGTATGGAGAATCTGCTGTTACTCCCGCAGCGTTAACCCAGATCCCGCAATTAGAGTTGCCAAGCGTGGCTGGTGTTATAGAAAATGCTACTCCTCAAGATGCTGGTGCATATGCCGATGCCTTTAATGAATTTTCTGGAAGAGTAAATAATTTTGGTACTGCTGTACAAAAACTAAATGAAAAAAACCAGAAAGAAAATGAAGCCATAGCATTTAATATTATTAACAGGTTTGGAGAAGGCGATAGCCCTGTTAAAAAATTAGAAACTTATATAAGCAAAATAGAAAAAGATACAGAACGATTAAAAAATAAAGCAATAATTAACGATAATGATAAAGAACAAATATTAAATAATGAAAAATTAATTAGACAAATAAATAAAAGAAGAAATCTTGGAGAAGTTTTATTATCTCAAGACAGAGAACGAGTAGTTTTAAATAGAGCAATGTCGTGGCCTAGCCATTCAAAAACTATTCTTGTTCCAGATATAAATGCAGATGGAGGTATAACTGATAAAGACGCAAAATTAAAAGAAATAAGAGTTAGTGACTTAGATCCTAAAGATGCTAGGTACATAAAAGCTTTTGATGATTATGTCTATGGAGGCATGCAGCTTAGTGCATTTGAATTAAAAAACGTAGAACCTAAAGTTTCAAACGCATTGTATAACTCAATGCAAACCCAAGATAAAGTTTTTACACAAAAACAAAAAGATAAGATAATTACTTCGTCAATGAACAATGTGACATTGACATTGCAGCAATTAAAAGCTGTAGGAAATACATTTGATCCAGCAAATTTTATAACAACATTAAATTCTGATATTGATTTTTTAAAAAATACTCATTTGTTTACAAGACAAGAACAAGTTGATTTTATATCAAACGTAATTGCACAAACACAATATTATTTAGGAGAAGCTGGTTTTCATAATCCTAGAGAAATTATAGAAACTATGTTTTTAGGTAAAAATATAGGTACTACCGATCAAGTATTTCCTTTAATGATTGGGCCTCTGGAGGAAAGAATTAATAAGAATGGTACGTTAAATAATAAATTAAGATTAATAGATGGTATTGGTGGGGAAGCACAGTTAAATTTTCTTATTGGATCGACAGAACAAAAAAATTTACAAGCCAATGACAGAAAAGAAAAATCACAAATATTTAGTTACGAAGGATCTTTTGAAAAAATCTTAAAAAACCCGATAGAAGGTAGTAAAGGTACTTTGTTTACAAATATAATTATGGGTGCAACTGACAATATAAAAGGTAATGTTCATGTACAAACAGCTATTACAGCATTGGAAAAGGAAAGAAATACATTAATAGAATCAGCCAATGGCGATCAAGATAAAATTAACGCAATAACCAAAGCTTATAACGCAAAACTTACTGACATAAAATATAACATTTCAACCCTTGAATATGAGTCGGAAAAAAATAGTCTTATATCTAGAAGCTATGATTTACTTACTGGCAGTATGACTAATGGAGAAGAAGAACTTTTTAAAGAAGATTTAGAGTTATTTAAAGATAACTATGATGGGTTGCCAAAATTAACAGAAGACCTAAGAGTCGTTAATAACAATTTAGTTAATGCTGATAAACAAGATTTTAGAAGTATATACAAAACTGGAACTGATTTAGTTAAAAGTTTGTTTAATGAGTTTGCAGATAAAGAAGAAATATCAAATGAAAACTATGACAGAAAAACTGTTTATACTTCTGCCGAACCTAACATCCAAAAAGAAGTTAGAGAGATTATCGAGCAAGCTAATGAGGCTTTTCCTAATGATGTGACTGAACGAAATAATTTTGTAATAAATGAAATAGGTAAAAGATGGGAAGGTGGGCGATTCGTAGAAGGCAGAGTAAAAGTAAATAAATCTCCTTTTTTTGGTAGTGGAGATTTTAAAAACACACTTAAAAAATTTGAAAGAGAAACTGGCTATAACAAAAAGAATGGTGCAGATGCTAATGGGATATTAGTAGATATGTCTACTTTTACTTCATATATTAATTCTCCTAACCAACCTATTTTTACTAAAAAAGCTTTAGTAGGTAATGGTTTTGATTCAAATAAACCTTCTGGTTTACTTATGTCTTGGATGTCAGGAGAAGATATGCCAAATGGCTGGACTATGATTGAAAAGAATTTATATAAGATCAAAGGAAGAAATGGAACTTATACTGTTGACCAATTTTTAATAGATCAATTAACTAAGTCTGGAATACCTATGAACAAAATACCTGTTGAACAAATAAAAGAAATGAAAGGCATGAATCAAGAACAAAGAAGAAAACATTGGGAAGAAGTATTAACTAAATAAATTGACTAATTAGTGTAAAATTGTATGATTAAAGTTAATATGGGATAAAACCTAGATGGACGAAGAAAATTCAGTTAATACCGAAGTAGTAGAAGAAGAAGAGGAAGAAGAAAGTCTGTTTAATTTTAGTAGCTATAAGCCTAACTACGATACAACAATAAATGTTGACTCAGATAGGAATAAAACCAAGATATTTAATGAAGAAGATAATGATTTTAATGAAGAGATTACAAACGTAGAATCAGACGAAACAATTATTACTAGAGAGTCAAACAAGGAACAATATTTAAAAGGTTTAGCAGAAGGAAAAATAGATACAAAAACACATAGTAATCTTTTTGGTATTGAGTATGCTCCAGAACATCTAAGAGGAAAGATGCATTGGAGAAATAGTGCTGGAGATGCATTAAGAATGATAGATAGGGCTGGAATGGGTGTCACTCAAAACTTATTTAATACAGGGCAAAATCTTTTAAGAGGAGATATGCCAGCTTCTATGGCAGAAGTTATATCAGGAGATCCAGTAGGGGCAGCAGCAATTTCGTTTAAAGCAATAAAAAAAGGTATAGAAAATAGAAGTTTTACAGATTTCTTTGAAGAACTAGGTTACGGAGAAGATGGGAAAAGCATGAGTTTACTTGATGCTGTAAATGTAACTGGTGGAGAAGTTAAAAATTTTGAACAGTTTGATCCTATTTCTCCAGCAGATCAAGCAAGAGGTATTGACTACGGACTTTTTGGATTGCCTTCTTTGACTGAATTAAGTGGTGGTTATCCAGAGCAAAATACTGGCAGATGGTTTGCTGATGGCACAACTAATTTCTTAGGAAATAGCATACCTTTCTTTGCTATAGCAGCGGGTATCATGGCAGAGCCTACTCCAGCGGGAGAAGTAGTCGCAGTTAAAACAGGACTTGCAAAATTAAAAGCTACCAGCCCAGCGTTTAGAAATTTTTATAATCTTATCTCAAGAGATCTTCTTGGTAAAACTAAATATGGACGAGGATTTAAAACTGTTTCTAAGTTTTTAGTTAAAGAAGGTATAAAAGGTGCTGGTGCTGGTGCGATTGCAGAATCATTTGTAGGAGATCCATACGCTGACTATGGCTTAGATGCCTTTACTCCTGACTTTTTAGACTATGAAAATCGTGTAGATGATGGATTTTTTAAGGCAAAATTAAAGTCAATGATTATATCTGAATTTATGCTTGGCCCATTATTTGGGATAGGTATGGGCGGTGTTGGTGTCGGATCTAAACCTTTTAGAGAACCAATATCTAGAGTTTTTAGCGGAATAGCAAAAGGAGATGGAAAGGTCTTACAAGACGAAACAGCAAAATTTATTAAAAACGTAAAGAGAAAATCAAATAGATTTACAGGTAAAAACAGACATAAATTATCATATACTTTTAATAAACAAAATCTAGAAACTTTTGTAGATGATGCTGAAAAACTGTTAATTGATCCTATTGCAGAATATTTAGCTGACACACAAATTGCTAAAAAATTAGCTGAAACTTTAGGATTTACTTATAGAGATATAGACGAAATAAAATTAGAAATAGATGATATACAGACTGAAAGTGCAAAACGTAAATCTCTTGCTGTTACTAAAGACACTCAGTTACAACTTGAAAAAAATAAAATAAAAGATGCGGAAAGAAAGTCAAATGTAGAAGGTAGAGAAAAGACAGAAGTATATACTGAGCTTGCTAGTGAAAAAGCTAGAGTACAAGAGCTACAGGAAAAATTAAAAGCAGCAGAAGAAAAAGCAGAAAAACAAAAAAATGCATTTGTAAAATCAATTAATAATTCTGCCAAAGCAGAAACAAAATTAACTGAAGCAATAACTTTAAACAATCAAGTACGTCCAGATCAAAGCAAAACTGCATACGACAAGATTGGTGTAACAAGTGCTAACAGACCTAAAACTCCTTTGGAAGTATTTCAAATAAATCCAAACGATCTAGTAATACGTCCTGACATTTTTCAAATAAAAGAATCAGGTAAGTTTAATAAGTCTGGAGTAAGTGGATCACTAGCAGACCAAACAGAATTTGATCCTAAATTTGCTGGGGTAGTAAGCGTATGGAAAGATGATGTTGGAGAGCTTGGGCCAGTAGGCAAGCTATATGTGATTGATGGTCACAACAGAATAGATTTAGCAAAGAAATCTAACATTAATTCTGTCAATGTCCAAACAATAGAAGCACCAAACGCTAAAGCTGCACAGACACAAGCTGCAATTATTAACGTCAATTCTTTTAACTACGATCAGAAAGGAGCTATTGCTGTAACTGACGTAGCTAAAATTATAAGAAACGAATCTCCTAGAGCTTTAGCTGAGATGGGGATGAGCTTAAAGCAAAGAATAGTTATCGAAGGTATGCAATTAGCAAGATTACCTGATTATCTATTTGATAAATTATTAAAAGGAGATATAGGTTTACAAAAAGGATTAGCTTATGGCTCTCAACCTATCTCGTTTACCGCTATAACTGATGTTTTTAAAGCTATAGATAAAAGTAACCCTTCAATAGAAAAGATCAAACAAGCTGTATTGATGGCATCTGAGGCTGTCGATATGCCTCCCGAAGATGGTGTAATTCCTTTGTTTGCTGATTACTTAAAGTCAACAAATGCAAAACAACTATTAGAAATTAGAGCAGAAATCTCTTCTCAACTAAAGAAAACTCTTATTAGATTAAGGGCTGTCGGTACAAAAGATAAAAAAGCTGGAGTCGAAACTGTAGCTGGAAACAAAATAGATTTAGAAAATACACAAAATGCTTTAGTCGAAGCTTCTAAGACAAACGACTTGTTTAATGCTGTTGCTGCATCTGGAGGAGAAACAACACAAATAATAAAAGAATTAGCTGCACAGGTTAAAGGACGTAATGTCAAAAAATTAGTAGAAGCTAATTTAGAAAGAATACAAGATGCATTGCAATTAGAACAAGCACCTTTATTTAAGAGATCTGAAGCTGTAGATATTATGCAAGAGATAGATAAGAAGAAGATGGATAAATTAAAGCAAATAGAAAATGAGTCTCAGCAAGTGACGTTTAAACAAGAAGATATAGAAGTTCTGAAAGAAGAGCCAAAATTTAAAGAAGAGTTTGAACAGTTAGAAGAACCACAACAGGAAAGCGTAACTAAACAATTAAAAAATAAAGGTAAAGTTACTAGCAATCCAAGTAATATAACTGGCAAAGCCTTACCTCCTTTAGTAACTAATCCAAAAGCAAGAGTATTTCCAGAATACTTTGAAGGTTCAGATCAAAAATTATTATTTAATGCGGTAGATAGTAAAGGTAAAGTAGATAGGTTAAGCAACTTTGAATTACAAGATGCAGTAACAAGAACAGAAAGGTTTAGGTTAACGTCAAAACAAATAAGCAATATACAAGCTAAGAAGCCAAAATATGAAAAAGCAAATGCAGTATATGAAGAGTTAGATAAACAAATTAATGACTTACTTTCTGGCAAAGGTAAGCAAGGCAAACTTATCGAATTAGATCCAGATGCTGCTGAAACAGAGCTAGATAAGTTAATGGCAGCAAGAGAGGCTGCTGATATAGAACGTGCAAAATATGTAGATGGACGACTTGATCTTCACTCTAAACATATGTCATTAGTTAATGCTTTAAAAAATAGAGAAGCAGAGCCAGTAGCTAACAACTTAAGAGAAGAATCAATAGCAAATAGAGAAGAAAAGAAACAAAATAAAGAGATAGAAGAACTAAAAGAAGCTATTGATTTTAAGAAAAAAAGAGGAGATTACAAAACTAAAAAAGGTTACAACCTTGATGAAGCACATAAGATTGATAATTTTACATTTACTCAATATGGTGTAGAGCTTGAAGGCTTAGTTGATAATCAAGGAAAAGGATATAATCGTTTTTACTTTGGCAAACCTTCTCCTAGATACAACTCTGAAGTTATAGATTTTATAAGTGATTTAGATATAGCTATATATACAGTTGCTAAACAAATAGCAAATGGTTCATCCAAGAAAAGTAAATCGCATTATAAATATGTGGACTTGTTAAACGATTTAGGTTTAACAAATAACCAGATAATGACTAGATACCAAGAAATAATTACAGAATTAAAGTCTGGCAACCTTACTATTGAACCTCCAGAAAATTATTTCTCCAGTAAATTACTTCGTATTCTTTCAGACTTAGATACTGAAATGAAGGATATAGATGGAAGATATAGTTACGAAATAGATCCAGAAGATATTGTTTCTGGAAGAGTAGATAAAGCTAAAAAAGATTTAGATAATAAAATTAACCAAGAATATAGAGATGTTAATAACCCTAAGAAACCTACAGAGGGAGATCTTTTAGAACCAAGAGATGGCGATTACTATGAACTTATTGAACCACAAGGAGGGGAGCTAGGATCTGATGAAATTTATTTAACTTTAGCTGGTTATCAAAGATCTAAAGTACAAGGCTTAATGCAAGAGATAGAAAAAATATCTGGTATAGATTTTAAATTAGTTTCTGATCCTATCGTTGGTGTAGCTGGGCCAAAGGCTGCAAAAGAATATGGTGTTGCTGTAGGTACAAAAATGCCAGCAAGAGGTTTTTATAGATCTGGTGAAGATCCAGTAAAAGATTTAATAGTCGTATCAATGATACATGGACAAGATTTTGTATCATTTGGATCTCTTAGTGAGACTGCATACCATGAAGCGTTCCATAGATTATTTAACAGATACTTTACTAAGCAAGAAAAAGCATTACTTGAAGGTGCATTGCCACAGTTAAGAGAGCTTGCTGCACTTACAAAACCAAAAATGCATGACAAGATCTTTGGTTTAAATGGTAAAAAACCATTAGGTATGGAAGAAGTTATATCAGTAGCAGCATCAGGTTATAAATCTGCTAAATCTTTATATGAAAAGAAAATTGGTAAATGGGGTAAAGTTTTAGACAAGATTGAAAACATGGTTATAAGAGTTAAGAATTTCTTACAAGGAAAAGGATTTCAAACATGGCAAGATTTATTTGATGATTCGTTTTCAGGAAAAATACAATCAAGGGGTTTAGCTGTACAAGAAGGAAACATAAAAGATAGTCCAATAGAAACTACTATGTTTGAGGCAGACCCTGTCGAACTAAATAATTTATTTAAAGATAATTTAGAAGCTTTAACTGATGGCAGTATCACTCTCGAAGAGATGATGTCTAATGTTTTGCGTCCTTTAGTAAATAGAAAGTGGGAAACAAAGGCTACAAAGTATTTTATACCAACTACAAATACAGAATTTATTGCAGCAAATAAAGCAATTAATCAAGCTATGGACAAAACAGTTGATGCCTTGATGACACCTAATGCAGAGTTTCCAGAGATACCAGCAGTTAAGTTAAGTGAATTAAATAAATTAGCAATGCAATTAATAGATGATGTTGATGGCAATGTAGATGAAGTTATAAAGATATTTAGACAGGTTACTAAAGGCGACATGATGGCTATGAAAGATTTATCTTCTTTTGCTGCTGTTCGTTTAATGAGAGATGGCACTACAGATATGTATGCTGTTGCTGCTAAAAACTATGAAGCAGATCCTTCTCCACAAAATGCACAATTCTTGATTGCAACATTTGAAAACTCAGCAAAATTAAACAATGCTTACGCTACATGGGGCAGAGCATCTGGACAAAGATTACAGATGATGGGTAGGGAAGTAGATTTTAATGGCGAACAGATAACTATAAACGTAATGAGTCCAGAAAAAAATATAACAATGAAAGGAGAAATTGGATCTGTACAAGATGCAATGAGTAATGGATTAAAAGAAACGGATGAAGGATTAGGTTCTGGTGCTTACTTTACTTCTGATATAAAACCTAGTTCTGTAGCTGGAGATAATGTTCTTACTGGAGATCTAAAAGATACAAACATTGCTGACTTAGTAGAGGCTGGTGTTGGATTAAAGCAGATATTACAAGATAGAGGAGTTAATGTTAACTTCAATCAATCTTTAAATAAAACACAAAAGAAAGCAATCAATGAATATATTGCAGAACTAGGAGTAGATGGTATTAGGTTAAAGGGATCAGACTTAGGGCTTGATGGAGATATTATATATATTCCAGAAATAAACAAAGCAAATAAAATTATTGGTTCTAAGGCCGAAATGACTCCAGAGGCAGAACGTCCTATTGGATTAAACAGAGAAACTTTTGAAGGAAGTTTAGCTCAAGGAACTAATATTCTTAAGAAAGTTTTAGATGAAGATACTTACGAAAGTATTTTTAGTGGAGAGCCTAACGATAGAGCAAGAGAAGTTTTACAGCTATTAGCAGAAGTAAATCCATACCTTAACGATAAAGTTAATGGTACAAGAATTATGAGGCATTTAAACAAAACTTTTGAGCAATATCCAAAAGGTTCAATGACTCAACAAAACCTTGTTTCAGCATTTAGAAACTCTATATTCTTAGGAGTAAAAACTTTTATGAGAGTTGCTGTTGGTAATAATGTAAGAGCAGTTTTACTTCCTTTACAAAAAAATGCTGGTGCAAGGATTGGAGGTATTGGTAGAAATCTTAATGACTATGAAAGGACTGCTATGGATGTAAGAGAGCAGTTACAAGGATTGTTTGGACATAGAGGATATTTAAGATCTCAGTCACATTTAATGCAAGCTATTTATTTAGCAATGCAATCTTTCAAACATAATACAAACTTTGGAAATATTGGCAAAGGTCAGTTTGAAGGTGGAAAGTTTGCTGGTAATAATGGAATGAAATTATTTAAAGTCGAAAATCAGGCTGACTTACCTTTTGATTATCAACCACATAAATCTCAATTACTTAAAGAACAACCAAAAGGAAATGAGTATTGGTTAAATCCAGACAACAATGGCATGGCTTTATTCATGCATAGAGTAAAAAGTACCTTTGGCAATTTCAGTAGCAGAATGTTTGGAAGCTTAGATACTTTAATAACTACTGGTACAGCTATAGCTCAAGAAGAAATAAGACATATGGAAATGATTTTAATGGATATGTATTCAAGAGGAATAGATATAACAACAAAAAATGCATTAGATAAGGCAAGCCTAGAAGCAAAAGAATTAACTAGAAAATCTATGCTAGATGTTGAAATGGCAAATGGAGATGTAGTTGAAGGTGGTTTCTTTAGTTCAGAAAACATGAGACAAACTTCTGAATATTTAACTTTTACAGACGACATCAATATAAAAAGAAATAAGAGAACTAGAGAATATGGGATGAGAAGAGCACAGGAGGCAGGGATTACAGATCCTATGGAGCAAATGGAATACGTCAATCAATACTTAAAACTACCTGATGCTGTTACAAACAAAGAAGGAATGAATCAAGCCAATGAAATGGTATCTGGAGGAGCTAGAGAATCACAACCTGTAGGTGCTTACGTTGATGCTAAGAACCCAAATCAAATTAGTAGTTTACCAACAAACCTTACAAACCTACCCGCAAATATAGTTGGTGCAATTACAGATCGTCTACCTATAACTGGTGCTATTTTCCCTGTTAACAGAACTCCTAACAATATTATTAAAGGTGTTTTAAGAATGTTACCAGCAGCTAACGGAATGGTAGATAGCTATTGGAGAGATATAAATTCTGAAGATTTATTTGTAAGAGAAAATGCAATAGGAGAGATGGTTACTGGTATGACTTTTGCTGGAATGGGAACTACTCTTCTTGCCTCTGGAGCAATAGACGTACAGGCAGGGTATGGGTTTAATAGAAAGAAAAGACAAATGTATATAGATCAAAAACGTCCAGCATGGAGTATAAGATTTAAAAAGTTTGATGGTACTTATAGCGAATGGTTTAGTTTAGAAGCTTTCGATACGTTTGGAACAATACTAGGTATCTCAGCTAACTTCAGAGAAAATTTAAACACTATGCCTATTGAGCAATTTATAAAACCAAAGGATTTAAATTATTCAAAAATAGATAGAAACGATACTCTTAGTGCAGAGCAAACATCAGAAGCTTATGAGATAAATCAAGACGTTGCAATACTGGCTTCTGCTCATGCAATCAGACTTGCTAAAGCTGTCATGTACACAGCTAAAGATACAGCGTTACAGCAGATAGATAAGGGATTATTTAAAAGTTTAAATGATATACAAAGATTAATGGCTGACTTTTTGCAAGGAGATAGCGTTATGAATAACTATGTAGTTGGTAGTCGTGGTCGTGTTTCTGACTTTGCAAGAAGAACTATGTTTGGATATGTACCACAGATAGCAAGAGATCTACGAGTTGGTATAGATAACAAAAGAAGAATAGCCCCTAATAGTACTAGCGAAAATCCTGTTTGGGCTTTTGTTGAAAATTTCTGGCATCAACTAGGAACACAATTACCAGTAACATCTTTAGGTTATACGATTGATATAGATGAAATAACTGGACAACCAAAGACTTACGCTAGTTCTTATAACTGGGAATCTATATCTAGTCCTATCCATAGAGCATTGTTATCAACATTAAATCCTTTAGAAGTATTTAAACCAACTCAAGAAAAGGATTACGGAATAGCTGGTGTGATTTATAATGAGTTAAACAGGCTACATGGTAAAGGTGCTTACCCTCGTTTTATTGGTAGGAACTTTTTAAATACAGCTAGTGGAGCAAAACTAGATGATGTTCAATTTAATAGAGTGAAAGAAATCTTTGCGACTGAAGTAATGCTAGATATTGTTGGTGCTGGGCGACCAATGAATTTTTCTGAAGCGTTGCATTATCTAATAACCCAAAACGAAAACTATCTTTTAGAAAGAGATGTAGACCCTAGCAAGATAGCAACTTCTAAAACAAGAGCTAAAGGTAATACAGGAGAAAATTTTCAATTCCCAGAAAGAATATCAGATAAAAGAATGTTGAGAAAATTACAATTAATTATGAATGTTGCAAATGCATACAAGAAAGAAACTAAGAAGAAATATCTTAACGAAATTGGAGAAGGTGCTAACGGAAGTACGCAACAAGAACTATCTCTTAACGAATACGAGCAAAGAAAACTTGCAACTATTAACAGAGATAGCGAGCCAGTTTATGGTGTGGGTGTTAATCTTAATGAATGGAGGGAAATTATTAATTCCTAGTTATGCCTTTTGCTAATTTTACTGGTACTGGAGATGGTTCAACCAAGCAATTTTCTATACCTTTTCCGTATGTATTAAAAG